GTTGTACAGTACTGAACTCTTTCAGTTTTAAGTGGCTACCTAGTGCCACGCTGTGCAATACGACTTACGGTCGGATCTTCAGATGCGAAAATTACTGATGCTAATCAGTGATCGTAGCTCCTAGAAATCTAGGGCTCATCTTAGTATTAGATACGGAGTATCTATGTTGAAGACAACTGATCGCTCCTACCAAACCGGCTACAGAACTCGTACTACGGATGCCTTTGGCGTAAGTACATACGGTCAAGACGACCGTGTGTATCGCTATTCGGCAACCCGTACGACCGAGAACTCAGTCGGATGGAGGCAGCGAATCAAGCTTGGACTCAACGCCACTGGGTACCTTAACGGTACTGACGTGGTTGTGACGAAATCACCAGCTTCCAGTACAAAGGTCACGAAAGTGCCTTTTGGAAGCGGGTATATTCGTCAATACTATGACGGTGATCCTCTCTGGTTAGACCCTTATTACCCGGGAGCAGTCGCGACACCACATGCTGTGAGCGCAGATGCAGTAGCACTAGGCGAGTTCGTGTCCCGTATCCGCAGCGCACAGACCAAGGTTCAATCCTTGGTCGTCGCTGGGGAAATGGGTAAGACTTGCATAGCACTTGCCAACTCAGGGAAGCAACTACAGACCGGTGTCTTCGCGTTCGTGTGGGACAGCTATCGCAAATTAAAGCGAGAGCCCCCCGCAACACTACGGAAGCACTGGGTAAGTATAGTTTCCGATCTATGGTTGACTTACGTCTACGGCATACAGCCTACCCTTCAAGACATAAAAGGTCTTGCGGAGGCTGGTGCGCAAAACGACGCTGCCCAGAACCCTCGGATTTTCGTCCAGGGGAAAGGGAAGTCATCTACCTTTACCGGCGTGTCTACGCACAACATAACCTTAAACGGTTGTAATGTGCTAGCCACTTCTAGACGTCAAGCATTTGCGGACTGCAGATACTTCGGCGTGGTAAGGGCGAGTATACCAAACACAGCCAATATGGCCCAAAGCCTGTATGGCTATGACTGGAGCAATGTAGTTCCGTCCTTATGGGAACTCATTCCGTACAGTTTTCTCGCGGATTATTTCACCAACATTGGTGATATTTTGTCTGCCTGGTCTCTTTGCCAGGCGACGGTTGGTTGGGTAAGTCGTACGAGCCGGTATGGGGGACTTAACAAAGTGACGGATAGTCACGATGTCACCCTCAAGGGCCCAGACGACTTCTCGAGCTACGCACCATTTACAATACAAGTAGAGACTCGCACCGTGGATCGGCGTGCGCTGTCCAGTGTCCCAACGCCGGATCTGGTCTTTTCATTACCAGGTCCCAAGCAATGGGTCAATATGGCAGCACTCGCCGCAACCCACGATGAAGCTCTAAACGAACTGCGTTAGCAAGTAGTTCAATTACCTCATCACGTAAGGGTTTATCCTTTTATGACTTGGAATCCAACATCACCCGTAACGGGTGCCACAGGGTTTACTTTCACTTCGCCGACGTACACCCTGACGTCGGCACAGGCTGCGAACGCGCAGGGTCGGAAGTTCATTGTGTCGAACGTGGGCGGCACCCAAACGGGTGTCCGCGCGCATGCGGCCAATGATCCTTTCGAAACTACGTGTTTTGTGCCTGCGAACTACCGATCCCTTGTTTTAGGACCAGACGGGTCCATCAAGTCGGTTCCGTTCAATCGCTACCAGTGGCAGTTCCGCAAGGGAATGCTCGTGGTCGCGAATCAGCCTCCTCTGCCTGCAAACGCCCGCCTCTATATCGACCTTCCGGCCGGTAGTGAGAGTGCGGATGCTCCGAACATTAATGCACTTATGTGCTTCATGGCCGGGGCAATTGCAGATCAGGCCAATGAGATGGCCGACACGCTGCGTACCCAAACGGCTTAACAGCTGTGAAAATACGTGGCAAACGTCAACTCATTGGAGTTGGTGTTATTTCGTTCCTTATTCTACTTATGAGAGGTTTAGGTTATGACATCAATTTCCCGGAGACTGTCAACTCGCAAGTTCTTAACGAACTGCCAGATTGAACTAACCCGCGCTTTAATCGACTGTATTGTGCAGGAAGGATCCTGGGGCGAGGCCTTAGAAGCCGGAGAAGTCCGGCTGGCTGATCGCATCAGGGTTCGCTATTCTGTACAAGACGGGGTCGAAGAGATACGTGCTTGCACGTTGAGGCTCGATAACTATCGTACAGGCGCAGTGAAAACATTCATTGCGTACTACGACGGCGACGAGCTGTTGACGTGCCTCACTAACCTCAAAGCGTGAACGGTAGGAGAACTGTATGTCTTTTGACGCAGACGCTCTTTACGATGCCCTCATTAGGGACATCGGCGATGGGCCGAAAGAACTTCAGCCCATGTCGTCCAGGATAGAGAACGCGAAGGCACTCATGAGGAAGAACTTCCTCCGTAAGGAGGAGTGTTCCGATCCTCGTGCTGAAAACGCGGCTCTACTGAAATTTCTCGAAGCCAATCTGCGCTGCGAGAACTGGACGCTGCAACTGGAATCTGAAAGAGACCAACTGCTCTATGGTTACTTCGTAACCGAGGTCAGGCGTTTCTTAACCTCAAAATTTGAGGAACGCTGGTTGATTGAAGATTATACCGAGATTGAGGAAGGGGCCCGTCAGGGTCCTGGAGTCGCTCTCGGGGCTAATGGAAAAGACTTCTATACGAAGATGTTTTCCTCACCTCTTGCATGCACATCCCCTGCGATATACGACCACTACCTACGATTCACCCGACGGACAACATGGCTTGGCGCTGAGATCAGGCGTCGCCATGAATACGGAAGGTGCAGGCTAGTGGAGGGCAATAAACTTTCGTTCGTGCCAAAGTATAGGGATATCGCACGAGTCATATGTACCGAACCGTCGCTGAATATGTTTTATCAGCTTGGTATCGGTCACGTGTTGACTTGTCGGCTAAAGTCCAGGTTTGGAATAAACCTGGAGACTCAGCCGTTCAAGAATCGTGCGCTCGCTAGGATCGGCTCATCAACAGATAAGTGGTTTACCATCGACTTGGAAGCAGCTTCTGACAGTATCTCTCTTGAGATGTGTCGAGCTGTTCTCCCTTCGTGGTTCTTTAACCTACTGTGTGAGTTCCGGTCTCCCTTCTGCAATACGCCGATAGGGAAACGAGGGCTAGAGATGATGTCGTCGATGGGGAATGGTTTTACGTTCCCTTTGCAGACGATGCTCTTTAGTTGTGTCGTAGCCGCTGCCTCGAAGGTCGCTGAGGTAAAACTCGACGACCCGAAAGGTGACAGCATAGGAAACTGGGGAGTATTCGGTGACGATATTATCGCACCGAGTGAGCTCTACGATGACGTAAAGCGTCTCCTGAGCATCTTGGGTTTCTCTGTCAATGTGGCGAAGTCCTTTGCTGAAGGACCCTTCCGCGAATCCTGTGGGTATGATGCCTTCCTTGGGCAAAATATCCGGTCTGTGTATCTGAAGAGATGCAAGACCAAACAGGAGCGTTATGCCATCATAAACCGACTCAACATGTGGTCAGCAACCACAGGTATAGCGATACCGGAGACTATGGCAATGCTCGTCTCGAGCGTGCCATGGAATCCAGTTCCTCGCTATGAGGATGAGTCCGCCGGAATACAGATACCGTTTAGCCTTCTCGTAAGAAGGCCTCGGTTCTGCTCCGACACCGGGAGTATTCTCTACTTCCCGTATGTCGCTACTGATCGTAAGATTAGTATAGGCGAGCGAGTCCTCAAAGTCCCTAGAGGTGAGAAACCCCGGATCTACAATGGTCCGGGACTGTTAATCTCCTTTATTGGTGGTATGGTTAATGGAGCTGCGCGTATAGACTCCGATGGCCGCAAGGCCAAAGGGTTTATTCCCATTCCTCAGAAGGAGGATGGGACGCAGTACCGACGAGCTAGGAGGGTTGCCCCGTTCTGGGACTTCTCTCCAACTCGGCTGTGGTTACAGCCGGGAAAGCCGTGGTCTCGGTGGGAAACCACCGTGCACGAAAACATGCGCTTGGTAACAAGCGTAGTGTAAGTGCATCCC